CGGCCATGACATTAGCGTAGCGGGCTGCCTGATCAGCACCGTCCCCATATTGATTGAGTGAGAGAGTAACGGCGTCAACAGCATCTTTTAATGACATTCCGGAGGCGGAAGCCAGAATAAGAGTTTGTTCGGTTACTTCCGCTAATGCTTCCTTGTTCGATAATAACTCCGGTTTGGCAGAACCGACGAGCTTGTAAGCGTCAAGGATTTCTGTTGCTGATTGCCTGATGCGGATTCCGGAATCTGTCATTTGAGTAGAGAGGCGGACTGCTTGTTGCTCCAGCCAGTCGATGCTGTCTTTCGACAAGCCGGTTAATGCTTCTACATCGGCTTTAGCGTCTTCGCGTTCGTTGCGTTTCTCCCGAAGTTGATTCAGTTTCAGAGTTAATCCGGTTACGGCCGCTATGACGGTGGTGACAACAGCCGCGTATTTATTGAACATTTCCACTGCTTTCCCTATTGGGCTGGCTTGACATCCAACTTCTACGCGCATATTTTTTTGTGCTCTGGATACGGCTTCGGTCACCCGTCTGTTTTGTTCCAGAGCTGCATTGTATTGTGCGGTATCGGGTACGGCCGCACGAAGTTCTTTACGGACGTTTTGACTGACAGCAAGTAATTCGTCATAGGTTGCTCCGGAGAGATTCTTCAAGACACGGTCAGTCTCCGAGACTTTTTGCTTGTAAGTGTTTAGGGTCTTGTGCTTGTTTTCCAGTTCTTTTTGCAGGATCTTGGATTTCTTGCTATATCCGGATTCTGATTTATCGAGAGAAGATATTTTGTTTTCTAATTGCGTGATAGCATCTTCTATCTTCTTAACTCCGGCAGAAGCTTCGGTGCCGTCGATGAATATTTTTATACTACGGTTCAGGTCGTTCATAAGGTCTGTTTTTATTTTTCTATGTATATTTTGCTCGCGTCGATAATCATGGTATCGAAATAGCGCATACAGATATCAGCAAGTTCCGGAAGCCGGTTCTTTATAACAGGATCGAACCAATGATATGCGAGCCGGTTCCCTTCATTCTGCTTACCAAGTGAGGCGGGATTTGTATGGCGGATGATGCTTGTATTTATTTCAATTCCATTGATTCGTTTTAGATAACTCCATTTGCTACCGGAGAAACCGCCTTGCCCATGCCCGGCTCCCTTGTGGATGTAGACACCATGTCTGGGAAAAGAGAAACCTAGACGATTGATAAGCCCGTAGCTGTCTGTATATGCTTTGGGCTGCAACTCGCGAGCTATCCGTAGACTACGTGATGCAATAGAGGCTTTGAGTTGTTTGGAAACGGAATCTTGCCATTGCTCTATTTCTTTATTAAACGCAGTTGACCGATCTGCATCTTTAGCCAGGTTGAACCGTTCTATTTCTGAAATCGTCTCCATTTGAATGAGGCGTGAAGAAGGCGATGAGGAGAACTTCTCGGCTTTTCGTCTGGCTGCATTGTACCGTCTGACTTCATTCCTGTTTTCTGATAATCGTTTATAAAGTCCCATTATAGAAAGAAGTTTTCGTCAATGATATAGTCTTCCGGAACATTCAGAAAGAAAGTCAATACGGTGCCATAGAAATTGTCACCGATAGGTCCAATGCCATTAATCTGTGTATTTCGGTCTACATATTCGACTTCCTTCAGCAGTTTGTTGCGAATCTGCTTGCATATACATTTACATTGTTTTGCAGCCTGATTGATAGAGTTCGGATTTCCGGAGACCGTACTTTGGGCGACGATGAATGAGTAGACTTGTTTGTCGTTGAGTGCGTCCGCTCCATTGTCTTCGGAGTCGGATTCGCAACCATCAACAGCAATTAGAATGTTTCCGTCAACAGAAGACAGGCTGTCGTTAAGATCCGTCAGGTCCTCCAGTCCGAAAGCTGTGAAGAATCTTTTCTTCTGTGGGCTGTGTGAGATGTCTTTGAGTGACGAAGCCAGTGCTTCGCCATAAGCGAAATGGTCATACTCCATAACTGCATGATATTTAGGTTATGGAGACAAAAATAGCCCGCAGCGGGCGGGCTATAAAGGACAAAACCGGAGACTAAAAGAGTAGGAGTAGTCCTAGCAAAAGAAACATTAATATAATCCAGAATGCTTTTGCTAGAAAAGAGTGCGAGGCTTTAAAAAAGGCCAGGCACAGTAGTACTATTCCGGATATGCTTACTATCGTTAATATCATTTTTGTTCTTCGTCTGATTCGGGAAGCAAGATACGAATTAATTCAGAAAGTTGTGCGGCTGCACGTTGTTTTTCGTCTATTGCTGCTTCCGGATCTAGTAACTTGTTTATTAATTGTAAAGCTTCATGTCTATTCATAATGTTATTTTTTTAGAGGTTGAATATTACTTATTGCTTGGATATGCTTTTTAATTATTCTGATTTCAGATATGAGTGTTAGTCGATTGACAGAATCGATGTCCGGAGAATCAATATCAAGAGCCAGGTCAATAGCTTTTTCCAAAATGTTTTCCATCCATGAGTGTTCTCCCTCTTGGATAGTCTTTATTGATTCAATACAGTCGTCGGTGAGGATGATCCCATTGATTTCGGCTGGTATCATGGCTGATCTCCTTTCTGCTCCAATAGGAAAGAGCCTTCTCCGAATGAGTAATGACCGCGCACTCTACTGTATGAGATATGACATACAGGATTGCTGTCATCATCACCTAACTTTATACTCCATTGTCCGCCGGAAGAGTCTCCATTATGCCCATTAAACTTGAGAACTTTTTGATGGGGGTATTTGTCATTCAGTTCCTTGACAACTTCTTCAAATTCGCATTTTAGAGAATCCATAGCACATTCATCTTGTACTAAAATTCGGTCGTATGCCTGGGCGAACTCACACATTTCCTGCCCCTTGCGGTTTACATTCTTGTAAGTCTGTACATGGTGGATGAAGAACATCATTTTCTACCTCCTTTCTGACACTTCTTTGCTCGATAGACACAAAGGGCAGCACCGATCACTGCTGGGGGAAAGATGAAGGTCAAACAAAAACAGGCGATAGCAGAGACGTAATAGGCGTCTGATGCGGAGTTGATAGCGCAGTCTTTTTTCAGTTCACGGAAGTAACGCTCTTGGAGCGTGTTTACATCTGTTCCTGTGCGGAATGAGGGCACGTAGTTCGTGCCCTGGGTTAATTGTTGCATATACTATGAGTTGTTTGGCATTATAGACAAGTTCTCTTGCATCCTTTAGGATGCAAGAACGGCTGTCTAAATCCCGTGTCGCCAAACAACTCATAGTATAAACCCCGAGGAGTATATATATGACAGGAAAAGACAGCCGTATTGGTTTAATAAATAAACTTCTACTATTTCGTATATAAATTTGCTGAAGACATGAATATCAAAAGCAAACTGATGGACATAAAAAAAGCCCAATTTCGTATATTGAGCATCTCCGCTAGATACTCATCGGTTTAGTAGTTTAAAACTACGAGTTATTTGGCGATACAAATATGAGGATAATATTTGAGAGTGCCAAAAGAACTTAGCTTTATTTGATGCTAAATATCAATTCCGATAGTTGCTCCTATTCCTGTTCTGATTGAGTACTGGGCAGAAATGTAAAATCGACAAATCGGATATGGATTTTTAGTTGGGAAGCGGTATTTGGCAAACACTTTAAATTCTCCGGTAGTTCCATTGGATGTGGTTTTATAGTAGTTCCCATTATCTCCTAATATATGAAATTCATCAAAGCAATTCCGGTATTTAGTTCCTACTGCAATTCCGACACCAGCACCTAATGTAAAGTTTTTAAAGTCATATCCCATATCAAAAGTGACAGGGGTGTAATAAGTACCTTCTTCTTTAACGTCTTCTGACATTTCATCCCAATTGACTCCAGCATTATAATCTTCTCCTTTTGTTCCTTTTTGGGCGGGGATAGCTATGCTGAGACCATAATATATTTTTTTATGGGTATAGTGGATGCTGACGGGGATATATCCTTCACTTGTGTATCCAAACCCTACACCGAAAAATGAAGTTCGCTGGGGAATATCACTTTCTTTTTTAGTTGGTGTACTTGCGTTAGGCTTTGACTCACTAACAATAGTTTTGTTTGCTCCTGATGTCCACTTTTGTAGATCCGAATTTTGAGCAGAAGTACTGCATACTAAGGCAATTATGCCCACGAATAGTAAGATGATTTTTTTCATTTGTGTGGTTTTAATTTGTTACGGAACAAAGATAGTGGTAATATATTTGTAATGCCAATAGAATAATGTATTTTAGCTCAAAAATAAATGACTATGGAGCAAAAGTGTATTATATCAGAACAGTCGCGAAATGAACTTGATAAAAATACGGTTGATTTCTATTTAAACGAAGCGGAAAGACAGTTAGAGGGTATAGTAGATGTATCTAATAGGATAACTGATAGATCATATATTCTATTAACAGGTATTATTACTGTGTTGACTGGATTCGGGTGGATATTAAATATGCAAGAAGGAAATATAAGTCTTGTGTTAATATCTATCATTGGTATATTGGCTTCTGTTGTGGTTTTGGGTATTTTGATATTGAAAATTATATGTATTCATACTATTTGGTTGTCTGGTAAAAAGCCTTCAGAACTCGATATTGATATTTTCATGAACTATTATCGTTCTTGCAAAATAAAAGGCAATAAGCGATATGTGAATATTGTAGCTGATCATTTAGAGGCTATTGAAAACAAAATAGCCCTTAACCTGGAAGATATTAGGATAAGGACTATTTGGTATGGCCGTTGTTTGAAGATATGCTTTTTTACGATCTGTATAATAGTCTGTATACTGATTGCGGAGCATTCTACTTCTGTTTGGGCTTTGGTGCACCATTGGTTTGAACTCCACTGCCCGGTCTGATTTGAGGTTTGATCGGTCTACTAGGTGTTCCTTTACTCATGATTAAATATGGCGAATCCCTCACTATAGTGTGCCCACCGGTGTTATTAACCGGAACCAGATATCTGGTTACACTATGGCAAGGGATTCATGTTTTAATAACGATATTGGGCAGGTGCTAAAGTACAATCTTTTTCAGATTCGGCAAAAAGTAAGCGGAGTTTTTTGCTCCGCTTACAAATGAAAGTTAGAAGTTGGCTACTTCGTAATATTTAAAAAAGTAATATAGCGCTACCTTGTGCCATTTGGTCAGCTCTTTGTCACCGGACAGAAGTGAGGATACGGTGCATTTGTCAATACCTGTATAGTTGCTCAGGTGCTTACTTTTTAATCCCAGGCGTTCCATTCGTCTTTTTATCCAATCAACGGTAATACCGTCGATGTCTTTACGGTCGAAGTTTACGGCAGATACGGTCAGCTTCCAGTTGTCCGGGATTTCTCCTTTAAACATTTCACGGATACGTTCAGTCAGTTCTTTTTTACTAAGGAACTTGTCATTTACCAGATCTTTTTGTTCTGCTCGAACAATTAACCGGCCTTCATTATAGGAGACAACTTCAATGGAGATGTGCCCCATGCGCTGATACTGCCTTGCAAATTCATCTATTCGCTTTTTACTCTCGGCAGGGAGAGGTAGTAATTCAAGATTCTTCATAATTCATCAATTTACGTTTTGATAATCGGGTATTTAATAATACAATATACTTTGTAATGGAGGGGCTTTCGCCCCTCCGGATCACAATTTGATGAGTCTCATTTGCCCAATGTCGAAAATAGCGATCTGCCCATTTTCACGTCCGAATTGCTTGGCTTCTTCGAGATTAGTGAAAATCCTGATGGAGTCGAAATAAAACTGATTGTTTTCTTCGTTAAGCCATCCACCGACTTTCTTTTCGTGCATCAAAGCATGATTAAGAACTCTTTTCAATCCTTCTTCTCCGAAACAGTCTTGGGTTTCAAGATAGGCGACTGAAATACCTTTTGTGACCTTTTTTAAGGTTGTGAGGTCAACCGTGAATCCGTCAGGATTCGCATCTGCTATCTTTAGGATAGCCTCGAACAATTGTTCCATAATATAAAAGAACTTATGCGGACGTCACCCGCGTTTGTTTGACACTGCAAATATATAGAAAAGTTTGCTACTAACAAACTTTTTGTTGTTTATTTGTTTGCTACTAACAAACTTTTATCTGTTTCTTAGACTTTCTTCGGTTTCCTCTTTACGTCTGATCGATTCGTCCATTGCGTACAAGGCATCAAGAAAAAGACCTTTTCTGATTTCCGGCTTTTTGGTCATGTCTGATTGTGCAAGGGAGTCAAGTAGTCGGAGCTGCGAATCAAATACACGACCGTTACTTTTTCCTTCTCCGGAGAATATTCGTGGATAAGCTTCGGCCATGCAGGAGAGACTTCCTAGAATGTACCAGTACATAGTTATTTTTTTATCTTCAGGGAGATGTTGCAGAATGGCTGCATCTTTATCCAGACAATTGATATCGAACTCTTTTCCACGATGCCACAGACAAGCTAACAGGTGATTGATCTTTTTAGGATCT